AAGAGAAGGTTAGAGTTACCGACTCAAATGGTGAGGTGTGATGGTTGTCAACCAAAAACTTGGTTACACGAATAACCTCTTCGTCCGATTTTGCAGCTGCCTTTGACTCATCAAGTGTAGAAACCCACGCAGAGTTTGCTACGCTTCTTAGATCTCCAGTGATAATAAGATTCATTATTCAACCTTCTTTGCTACAGCCATAACATTCTTTCCTACAAAAATCTTCTTTGCTGCTGCCATTACATCTTCTGCTGTTACTTTTGAAAGCTTACGATTTGTTGCTGCAATACTTGGAATCTTCTTCTTCATGAAGTAGTGGTCTACACACTTAAGAGCAATTCCTTCTGCTGACTGCCAGCTTCTATAGATTCCTGTACGCATCTTATTCTTCGAACGCTGGACTTCTTCCTCTGTTGGAAGGGTAGTCATAGCCTTCTCAATCTCTGCAAGGATAATGCTCTTTGCCTGCTCCATATTCTGTGGTCTAGTTGAGAAGTGGATTGAGAAAGATCCAGATGTACGATCTGTTGAATTACCGGCACCGATTCCATACACAAGGTTTGCCTTCTCTCTTACCTCTTGGAAGAGTCTGCTATCCATGCCATCACCAAGAATATTTCCTAGGACTGCTGCTGCATATACCTCCTTGGAGCCATACTTGAATGAAGGCCAAGCCCAAATAACGTGAGCTTGCTCTAGATCGTTTCTTGGAACCTCTACAGTAAGAGTTTTCTTTACCTTTGTCTTTTCTGGTGTAAGAAGTAAGTTTGCCTGTCCATCCTGCTCACCAAAGTATTTGGTGATAACTGCCTCTGTCTCTGACTGCTTCATTGGGGAACAGACAGAGATAAGCATATTCTCCTTCTTATAGAAGGTGGAGAAGAAGTGCTTTAGGTGATCTAGCTGGATTGCATTAATTGACTCTTCTGTTCCGATTACAGGACGAGAAAGATAGTTTGAGTAGAACTTACTTGCAAATTCCTTTCCAAGTGCTCGATTAACAGAGTCGTTTCCAGATGCAAGCTCTTCTAGGATTACCTGCTTCTCCTTGTCAAACTCAGACTCTGGAAAGGCTGGATTTGTCACCATATCATGCAGAATCTCTACTCCAGCCTCAAAGTGATCTACAGGCAGCGTGATGAAATATACAACCTCTTCATGTGAGGTATAGGCGTTTGAATCACCGCCATAGAAAGCAATCTGGCGAGAAAGCTCAAAAGAATCGCGAGTAGGAGTGCCCTTGAAAAGAAAGTGCTCAAGGAAATGAGCAGTACCACTTTCAAATCCATTTGGAATCTCCAGCGCAGAACCTGCTTGAAAGGCCACGGCAATTGTTGCAAGTTTTGATGGATTCTTGTTGATAATAAACTTCATTTTAGCTCCTTAGTGGATTGTACCGATAAACGGGTTGTTGATTTGGAAAATTAAACTAGAACAAGATTTTGCTTAAATAACTACTATTATTTTTGTATATTATGGACGGTGCTATGAACGATTTATCTAATGATAATCATAAAATTTGCTCTACTTGTGGCGAAATAAAATTAAAGTCAGAATTTCATGCTAGAAAAAATAGCAAATGTGGAACAAGATCTTCTTGTAAGGATTGCTTGAACAATCAGTTTCGTAACAAATATAGAGAAGCAAATCCAGAAATAAAAAGGGAGAACTTTAAAGCATTTGAAATCAATGGAGAGCTTTTTAAATTCTGCAATACTTGCAAGAAAGATGTTCTTGCCTCAAACTTTTATGCCATTAGCAAAAATGGAGAGTATGGCGGAAGGGTTATGTCAAGATGTAAGGAGTGTGATGATGCAGCTAGAATCAAGAAAAGATCTACAATCAATGGAAGATATACTGAATACAAGTCTGGTGCAAAATACAGAGGAATAGATTGGATGCTTAGCATTGAGGACTTCTCTGCACTATGGAACGCACCATGTTCATACTGCGGATCTAATATAGAAACCTGTGGTATAGACAGAATTGATTCTACATTGGGATATACAAAAGAAAATATAACATCATCATGTAGGCAATGCAATCAATCAAAAATGGATCAATCATTAGATGATTTTGTTGCTTGGGTAAAGAGGGCGTACAATCACCTTTCTAATAGAGGAATGATTGATTGAGAAATAAAATAGGCGCGGCAATCATCTACCGCGCCTATTCTGTATTTAGATCACTTCTTCTTCTGCTCGATCACAACCTTCTTGCCATATGGGACTTGATTTAGGTAGCCCTCATTCTGCTTACATGCTGCCCACAACATTCTGCACTTTGGCTTTGGTGGGAATGGTGCAGCGCAATCTGTAAAGATGATTAGCCCATCGTACTTCATATCGTCAGCAAGCTTAATTGGTTCATGGAAGCTTGTTCCGCCCCTACCTGCTATATTAAGCTTCTTTACCTTCTTCTCGAATGGCTTAGGCTCAGTCTTTAGCTCATGATCGAACTGAACGAGATCAACCTTGACATGAGCAATCATACCGTTAATTTCCTGAAGAAAGTATTCTAGTTCCTGATCTGATACGGAACCTGACGTATCAATTGCAACAAGGATCTTGCTCGTGTAGTCTCGCTTAGAACCAGGATCTTTATAACCAAATCGACGGTTTGGCCTCATGCGAGTGCTCTTTCGTCCCATCATAATGATTTGGTTGATAAAGTATCTGACTTCGCGCTTCCAGTTAACTACAGGCTTGTTGGCAGCAATAATCTGCTGTGCGAGATTGCCAGAGATATCTCCCCAACCCTTAGCCTCTTGCGACTTAATAGCCTGTTCTGCGATATTACGAACCTTCTCCTTGATAATATCGTCGTCGCACTCACCCCACATTTCGTGGTCGTCTACCAGCTCTCCCTTGCCTTCAAGGGCACCCTCTCCCTTCTCTTCCTCCTCCTTCTTAAGCTTCTCGTAGTACCACTCAGAGGACTCATTATCTGGAAGCTGGAAGTTCTTAGGATAAAGGGCACCCTCTGGCAGACCCTCGATATGACAGTTGATTGCCATATCTGCGGCGTAATTGTAGCCCTTCATGTTGTAATTGAAGTATTGATTACGAGAGATATGGTGAAGAAGAACGTGAAGAGCCTCATGCTTAAGAACAGCGCGAAGCTGAGTATAGGTCATCTTCTTTACGAAATCGGGATTATAGTAAAGAGCGAGGTCAACACGGCGAGTAGTGCCGACTGCCATTGTTGGCAAGTCCTTTCGCTCGATCTTATTCAAATAGAGGAATACTGTACCGTAAAGAGGATAGAGAAGAACAAGGGTGGAGATTGCGGATTCAAGGGAATCTCGCGCAGCACGATCATACGACATAATTTCTCCTTTGATTTTTTGGTTGTCTATAAAAAGAATGAGAGGAGGAGGGGATACCTCCCCCTCTCATTGAGGCAGGACTTTAAGCAGTCTTATTGTCGATGCCGTACACCTTGCGGAGAACCTCGCAGAAATCTGCATCGGACTGCCAAGGCATTACGATCTTCTTCGTCTTGGGATTGGAGAGGAGAGAAGTCCAGAGATTAGAGGCTACATCCTTAGGAACCATGCCAAAGAACTTCTTAAGAGCCTCAGTCTGCTTCTCCTTCATCTTGGCGGCAGAGCGGTTAGCAACCTCATCGGTGATGGAGTTAGCAAGAGCCGCGATTACCTCAATATCAGAGCAAGCTGCTTCGATCTTGGGAACCATCTCCTCAAACTTATCGAGAACATCGGAAGCCTTAAGCTGAGAGAATTCATTAGTCATGAACTTCTGGAACATGACTGCAACCTCTCGACCTACCCAACCCTTAGCAATCTGAGTAACCATACCATCGGTATCATCAGTGAGATTCATAGCGAGGATGGTGTCAGAAAGGGACTGCCAAGAACGACGAGAAGGATAGACTCGACCGGACTCCATATTGCCAACCGGAGGATCAAGAAGGTTCTGATTACGAGCAACAAACTCGACAACAGCAGGGTGAAGCTTGGCTGCGCGTGCCCAATCAATCCATTCCTTTGGAGTAGGATCGAAATCGATCATAAACCAACGGTCAAGCAGAGCGGGATCCATCTCGACAACATCGTAGTCATCATCGGCGTTAACTGCCGCTACAACACGCCAACCATCGGGAAGCTTCTCACCATCGAGGCGACGATCAAGACAGATCTCAAAGACTGCCTGAAGAACGTCCTTGCTGGCGCGGTTAAGCTCGTCAAAGAAGAGAATACCCTGGCTCTGAGGATCGCGAGGCCACCAGTAAGGCTTAAGGAAGGTCGTGATTCCCTTTACTGCATCAAGGTGAGGCAGACCCTTAATATCACCGACCTCACACTGAGAAAGACGAACATCGAAGAATTCGATGTTCTGCTCCAGAGCAGCCTGCTTGATTACAGAGGACTTACCGACACCATGCTTTGCGCGAAGCATGATGGACTTATTGAGGGGCATTTCGCGGAGAACACGCTTAGTAGAAGTGACGTTCATGACTTTTTTACTCCAGTAGTTACAATTATTGAGTTAGAATGACTGACGTTTGACGATTGATTGTTATGGGGCTTTCCCCGTTGACGTACCGTGGCAACCTCGCCACGCTACCCCTATACCATAGGGAGGGCGGTTTTATAGAGTTTTTTTATCCGCCTCTCTCTTCCTCTCTTGAAGCCTCGTTAGTTGGTTGTTCTAGGGTTTGGGCTAGGCCCGAAAGTGAATTCTTAAGCTTTAGAAGATTTTCCTTTAGACCATTAAGATCGGGAGAATCAGAATTCCACTGACTCTTAAACTCATTAAACTCGGTTCTAAGATCGGAGGAGGCAGATCCTCGCTCATTAGCATCAGACCTAAGAGAAGAAACCTCTGCCCTTAGAGCCTGAACCTCTGCCTCAACACTAGCAACCTTTCGGTAAATATCATCTAGTGCATTTCTGATGAAGATAAATTCTGTGCTTTCCATTTTTTCCTCCGTTTTTGCGGCCCCGTTGCCGCCCGCCCCTATATCTTAACCACCTAGCGGCTGGCGGCAACCTTTTTTTTAGAGCCAATCTTTTATTTTTTAAACCGTTGGTCTTTTGCCTTCCGAATCCCGCTCTATGCGTGTCGGCTGGCGACAATATGAAAATAGGCACCAACCGCTGCCGGTCAAGTGCCCATCTAAGATTCTTTATTCCATTTTTTGAATTCCCAAACCAACCACTTGTATCTTGTAGGGAGTTGTTTCAACTACCTCCGGTACATCTTGATCTTCCCTTCTTACTACTAGAGACTGCTTTTTTGGCTTAGCTGGAAGAATTTCTGTTGGAGTAATTGCCTGACTTTCTGAATCTTTTGCTCCAATTACTGCCTTTAGCTCTTCCAACTGAGCTTGTATTTTTTCTAGCTCTTTTGTTAGGTGACTAACTCCATTTTTTAAGTTAGAAACCATTTTAATAGTGGTGTCGAGTTTTTCGTTCATCATTCCTTCCTTGTTCCAAAAGCATGAGACTCAAGAAGTCCAGCGTGAGTAATTTTGATAAACTTAGCATTTTGTCTCAAATCCTGAAGAGTTGTTGCATTAGCATAAGTCATACCAGATCTCAGACCTCCAGAAAACTCCTCTAGAATTGGAGTTACCGAACCCTTTGCTGGTATCCTAGTGGAAACTCCTTCGGCACAAGTTAGGGGCTTTAAACCACCTCGATGGTCTTTTTGTACCTCGGCAGAAGCCATGCCTCGATAGGTCTTGTAAGTTATCCCGGCATTTTCGTCACGGATTAGATCGCCGGGTGTCTCATCGGTAGCAGCTAGGATTCTTCCGCACATTACGGCATCAGCTCCAGCGGCAATTGCCTTAACCATATCAGAAGGATAGCGAATTCCTCCATCAGCAATAATAGCAACGTCTCTCAGTTGAACTGCTGATTTTTTTACGCTATAACATTCCATGATAGAATGAAGAAGTGGAACTCCAAATGCAGTTTGAATTCTCGTAGAACAAATGGCTCCTGATCCAATGCCAACTCTTACTGCGTCAACCATTCCAGTGTTTCCAATGTAATAAAACCCTTCTCCAGTGGCTACATTTCCAGCAATAATTCTTATTCCTGGAGCAATATCCTTTATTTTACTAAGACCATCCTTCATATAAGAGGAGTGGCCGTTAGCAACATCAACTAGTACAGCATCTAGCGGAACTGATGACCATAGCTCCTTAAATCTTGCTACCTCATCCCTTCCAAGACCAACCGCAGCAACCTTTGGAATCTCTCTTTCCTCTGACTCTTCTGCCCTCAGGATGGATCGAATATTGTCAATCTGCTCTGAGACTGACATAAAGCGATGAATTACTCCCATGCCGCCTGCAAGCCCTACTGCCATTGCCATTCTGGATTCTGTTACCGTATCCATTGGTGATGAAATGATTGGAAGAGTAAGTCGTACTCCTGCAATGTCAGTATCGAGCTTTGGAATGGATCTGGATCTAACCTCTGTATAGGTTGGAACCAAAAGAACATCATCAAAAGCTAGGGCTTCATTTATAGTCATTTAAATACTCCAGAGAAAATTGAATTTCAGTTGCAAATTGTTCTGATGTTTTTGAGATATAGTTTTCTAGGCAATATGAAGAATACCAATGATGAGCGACTTCATGGCTCAATATTTGAAAATTATAAAAGTTAGAGTGTTGGGTTACGACAATTGAATTTACCCCATATTCATCTGACCTTGGATCAAAATATCCCCAAATCTCCTCTTGAAAATAAAACTCTTTTGGAAATCTTTTTTCCTTGTTCATTTGAAGTTCTGAGATTTCATATATCTCAAGAAATTCATTTGGCTTACAGATTCTCGCCCCAGGAACAAGATTTTTTATTCCTTCAATGGAAGCAATAGAAGAGGTCATTATTGCTTTTTCTATTAGTTCTTCTGAATATGCTGTTTTTTTCTTATGATAAAATTTATATTCAACCTTATCAAAGAGAGTTACCTGCACTATGCCGGTGGTTTTCTTTTCTAAAAATGATAAGCCATCCATTGGAGAATAGGCAAGAGCACTTAGTGCAAATAATAAATACATTTTATTCCCAGATTAATTTGTTTTGAATTGAAACTGCAAATTCTTCTGAATTTAATTTTGTAAATCTTTCTAAGCAAAAAGTCTGATACCAGTAGTGGGCCATTTCATGTGCAATTATTCTATAATTTGCATTTCCGGAATGTGGAGAAATTACAATTGCATCAAGTCCTGGCTCATTTGGTCTTGGGTCATAATATCCCCAAAGTGAGTTATATCCTCTTCCGGAATTTCCGATAAATTCCTCTGGAAACCTAGCAGGATTATTTAATTCTTTTTCAGAAATCTCAAAAATCTCTACTAGTTCTCCAGAGGAACATCTTTTGTGTGCCGCTCCCATGGACTGAATTTCGCGAATAGATACTAGTGTCGAAGAGTAAATTGCTTTATAAATCATCTCATCTGGATAGCTATCTAGATTCTGCCTATTGATTGAGAATTTTAATTTTATGTCATCAATAAAGGTATATTCTTCAATCTCACTTTTTATTGGAAATTTTATTCCTTCTACTGGCTTATAGGCTAGCGCCATTCCGACCATAAGGAGAAGCATATTTTACTCCTGATCTTCTCGGGTTCCTCTATGATCTCTCTGGGGAGATTCGTGGGATTCAGATCTAATCTCTACAACTAGATTGGAGTTGCACTGAATCCAACCAATCTCTTCTTTAGTTAGACCGTCGTGATACCATACTGTCTTAGTTTCTTTGTTTGTTACTCGAATGTTGTATCTCATGGTTCTCCTAAATTACTCATTCTTTTTTTAAGAACAGACTGAATGAAGCCTTCTTTTAAATGCCGGCTTCCTAGCATTAACGGAATTTTTGATTTATCAATTTTTCTAATAACAGAATAAAAAACCCATTTTGATCTATCATTCATCATTAGGCTTAAGGCCGAATGATTGTGAGGTAGGGCCTGACATATTGACGCTCTAACCTTTGCGGATTTGTCTTTCGCCATTTGCTCGGCACAGGCTAGAAGCCCCAATCTATTGTACGCCTCGATGCGAACTTTATCAGAGGGATCTTTTAAAAATCTATCTACCTCGTTTATTGGGCAGATCTTTAAATACTCTGCTTTTGCCGAAGAATCATGGTCTTTAAAGATATCCGGATCAATATTGTAATCGTATAATCCAGAGGAAATAATATTTGACTTATATGGGTAAAGTGGATTTTTTTGATCTGCCGTCAAAATATGGATTGAGAGACTGGGATGAAGATTTATGGTAGAAAAGACAAGCGCTCTATATGCAAAGTAAGAGCCACCCTTTGAATTAATAAATTTGCTAAATGATTTATCTAGCATAAGAACCTCCCCCTCTTCTTTTGTAAGGGGGAGATCATTCCAAAATGACCACCCTATTCCAACTGGATATCTAGAGCCAGTCTTTGTGCCATTTTTTATAAATCTAGATATCTTTTCTTTCAGATTCTTTGATTTCTCTTCGGTCTTCATTTAGATCCCTTAAGTCTTTTACTTTAAATCCGGAGGCAGCTCTATGTCCCCCTCCTCCAAATTTTACCGCAATCGCAGAAACGTCAAAATTTTTTTCCCTTCCACATCTGATAGAGAAAACATAGCCGTCTCCATCAAAATAATATGCTAAACCATATTTTGTCCCGGCTTCTTCTGCCACTCTGGAAGCAAGTTCGGATTGATAAATTGGTGAATTAATGGCAGGAATCTCTTCACCAAGAACGGTGAGTATATGTTTCTTATTGAAGATTTCTTTAATCTTTTTTTCTCTCTGTCTAAGAAGAGCGGAACCTTCCTCTAAAAATTCGGAAAACTTTTGGTCATCCATTAGCCTTGCATTAAGCTCTTCCCAGAGTCTAAAAGAATAATCATAACTGTCTATGACGGCTAGAACTTCTTTCGCAAATGGCATTTGCCACTTCCAAAGATCCTGATCCTCAATATATTTAAGGAGAGTTGGCGGCTCTTTATTTATTCCATTACAATAATACCAGGAAAGAATTGAGCCACAATGAGACATATCAAAGTGACAAAAATCAAGATCTTTTAGTGCATCTTCTGCCGTTTTATGGTGATCAATTACGGTAACTGACTTATTTTTCTCTTTGAGAGAAAGCAAGATCTCTCTTGGGTAGGAGAAGTCAGCTATCCAAATATCTTTATCTTCCAGCCCCTCTGGAGGTGGGTTACCATGAGAGACAGGAATGTAGGTCATTTCCTCTCCCCATTTTCTCTCAAAACACCAGCGAGAGCCATAACCATCCGGACAATTCTTGTGATATAGTAAAACTTTATCTTTCATAATAAACCTGACTTAAAAAGTAAAACCTTCTATGATTTCAGAAGAAGAAGAGAAGTATATCTTTTCTAGCTCCGGACACTCTACTGCCAATCTAGCAGTAATAAACTCCTTCATTAAGGAGAGAGAGTCGAATGATAGAAGTTCATTTTTGTAAAATAACTTAAAAACTTTAACTTCCTCTAGGATATCGCATTTAGAAGTAATTAGATAATTTCCTCCTGCCGTATTAAGGGCAAATATTAGCTTATCAAGATTGAGATAATTTACCTTACGACGACGACCTGTTGTTGTTCCATATTCTTGGCCTGCATCTGCAATACTCAAAAGCTCTGGATTATCAAGCAGTGTCTCTGGAAAGTCCGGATCTTCACCAGATCTTGTATCATACATTTTAGCGATAGCATAAATATTTCTTATTTTCTTTGGCGAAAAACCAAGTGAGGAGGCGGCATATGGAAGAGTTTCGCTACTAGTAACATAAGGATAATTCCCACAGTTAATATCAAGAAAGAAACCCTGAGCACCTTCGCAAAGAATGTGACCAAAGAGCCTTCCATCAAATAGGTGGCTCTTCCAAAAAGAATCTAGTGCTGCCACCTCTTTAAATCTTATTCCCGTTCTGGCATACTTATCGGCATAAGCTGGAGCTATTCCTTTAGAGGTAGTTCCAAGTTTCTTAGCTAAATCCTTCTTGTCGGCCTCAATATGCTCTCCGGTGACAATATGAGTAGCTGGTGAAATCTTAATTAGAGAAGGATCAAATCCTGATTCTCTCAGATAGTTGAACTCTTCTTTTAGAAGCTCAAGATTTACAACACAACCTGGCCCAATAAGAGAGGTGATTCCATGAAAAACTCCAGCTGGAACCATATGAGTCTTATATTTTTTGCCATTAACAAAAATAGTATGACCTGCATTTTGCCCGCCACCCCATCGAGCAACAAAGTTATAATGCTTGTCGTTTGTTCCAAAAATCTTTGCAGCTCTAGATGGCTGAGAAGAGAGAAAATTAGAAACCTTTCCTTTTGATTCGTCACCGTAGCTTGCACCATATACAATATCAACAGAAATAACTTCGTGGCTCATGTGCCCTCCGCAGGAATTATACCTTTTGCGGTGCCTTTCGATTGCGGCGTGCTTTCTTTTCGGATCTCATTTTTAAGAGGTACTCGAAATACTTTACTGCCACAGGATCTTCTTCATAAACTACATCTTCTGGAACTTCTTTTGTTTTTTTGACTACCGGAAGAGCATTTTCATTCTTATCATCAGAATATTCTTTGCCATAAAATCTATTTGAAATAGCCATATCATCTGGTCCGGTTCCCATTCTATTGGCATAGGGAACTCCAGGAATACCTATATCATTTAAACCTAAGGCTGTTTTTTTCATTTTGAAAAGAGTTTTTCTAAATCTTTTTGAAGTAGATCAAGATCTCTTTTTGCAATCTTCTTTGGAAGCTCTGGAGTTATCTCTTCTTTTGGAAGCATTGAAGCAATAAGGTATACATCCTTTACAAAAGATGTTTCTCCTAAATCATCAAGCTTGCTGGCTAGCTTTTTAAGCTCTAATCCTGCATCTATTTTCTTTGAAACTTTAAAACTTTGCATAGCTCTTTCTGCCTCCGATTCTGCAAATGGTTCTGGCTTAAATTCACCAGAGTCTTTAAACCCACTTAAGTGACCTAACTCATGAGAAAAAATATGTAGTGCTGATGATAATAAAATAATAATAGTATTTATTTTTGGATTATTTTCCAAATTGGAAAGATCAAGTGATGATAACTCTGAAGGGTCTAAGCCTTGCCTTCTCATCTCATCCTGAATAGCCTTTTCAATTGCTGGCAAGACAAGATGTATATCATCGGATTTATCTTTATTTTTAGGATCATTTACCACATAAGCGAGAGCATTTGGACTATCTGATGGGGCGGTATTTTCAATAATTATTTTATCTATTGGAGGAAGATTGGAGACTGGATTAAACTTTACCTTTCCCTTACCTCCAGATCTAAGTAATTCTACGATCTTGTTTAGTTTTGTTTGATCTAAAAATCCTGCTTTTTTAATCATCTTAAATAATCCTTTTTATGTTTTCTCTCTCCCTTTCCAGATCGGGATGGAGTGTATTCTTTTTTAACCTTCTCTTCTCTATATTTCTTTGTGCCGGCAGATAGCCACTGACTTTGAACAGAAACTATATCACAATAGCTTTTATCAAGAATTGTAACAAAGAATTGATTTGAGCCAAAAGTTCTAATTTCCATCAGATTCTCTGATCTAGAGGGAGTTTTCCAAATACGATTTATCTTATTACTATTTTTAGCATAAAGATCGGCAATATATTTGCTAAGCTCTAAAATTCCTGCATTTTGAAAGGTCTTGATCGGATCTGGTGGAAAGGCCATAGTTTTATAATCTTGTCTAAAGATATTTCTAGCTGTAGTATTGACCCTTATTTCTCTTCCATGCTTTGGATCCATAATTCCTGTAGCTACTCTGGAGCCATATTCCTGTGGTGGCTTACCTTCTTTGATTGATTCCTTAACTGAAATTACTCTAGTTATAGAGTCTGCAGAAACACAAAAATAAAAAATACCAAAAGATTGAGACTTTTTAATGGTGCCAAGCTCTCTCTTTTTTTCTGCTATACTTCCGGTGCTTGGAACAAAAGCCTTGACTGTAGTTGATCTCGAAACATCTTCTGCAATAATCTTGTTTAGCTCTTCGTTTCTGACATCTCCAAAGTCAGAATAAAATTTTTCTCTAAAGTAAACTCTTGGTCCGGTAGAAATATGAATTTTTCTACCAGACTCATCAGAAATATCAGTTGGATCTATTGAAGATGTTTTGAGCATAGATAATAAAAAAGCCCCTACTAAGAGGGGCTTTAATTACCAGATTATTTTATAACTCAACCATCATCGCTACCAGCTTTAGAAGATCATCCATATTTTCAACCTTCATCTTCTTTGGTGGCTTTGCATAGCCGAGTCGGACATTCTGAATCTCCTGGGTTGACAGGAGACTCTTTACGGCAGACTCTCTCACTCCCTGAATCCCACCCTCAAAAGAAAAGAGGAATAGATCGCGAGACTCATCTGGAATTTTAAATGGCACAAGGTAGTTGGTATGAATTGGAAACTTTAGGTAAACAAAATCAGACATTGGATGCCTCCTGCATACGGGTTACGACTACTTCTCGAATAGACTGATCTTGACAAACTGCCATAAATGGTAGATATTCCTTTGGAATCGTCCTTGCAAGATACAGGGCGGAGTTATAGTGCTTCGTATCCATCACCTGACTAAGAACTTCTGTTGCGTTCTTGAACTTGGAAATATTATTGGCAATCGCCTTCACCCCCATATCTGATGCTTCTTCTGAAGAATCTGAGCGAACCTTTCTTGCAGCCTTCTTTGTTAGGCAGCCTACAGAGGCAAGTGCGGCATAGATTTCTCCGCGAAAGGTGTGAGATACATTTGATCCAAATTGAGTATCTTCAACCTCCTGAATCATTCTTGCAGTAGATCGTCTTGCGATTGCTGGAAGCAGGGCAATATCAAAAACATTTTTATATGAAGTTTTATTTCTGCTAAAACGACGCCTATAAATAAGATCTGGATCTGCCTTTCCTGTTATAAATCCAGCCTCAATAAGACCCACATATTCTGGCGGTGGACGCTGCCAATAAGAATTAAAAGCACCCTCTGAAACAATCTTGTTTAGACGGTCACCATTATCGGTAATCCACTTATTAAAGTTTGGATCTGCATTAAGATCGATGCCATTCTGAATGGCATAGGAAAAGACGAGAGATATTGTCTCTCCCCAAACGTCATTATTTGTTGGGCTAAAATCTGCAAATATTACCTCTCCTGCCGCACCAGAAGTAATAATGCTATTCATCATATCCTGATTTGCAAGATTGATTGAACTTCTAGACCTTTTTAGGCTAAAAACATCATAAATAGCATCAAGCAAAAGCTGTGTTGCCTTTGTCTTTCCCCAGTTATTAGATGTAATTTGATAAAGATTACTCATTAGAATCTGTTCCTGCATAAGAATTAATCCAAGTGATTAGCTCATCTTGATGACAGCTAATAATCTGAAGCTTTGTCTGATCTGAAAAGCTAGTCCAAAAACCGGACAAATCCTTTAGAGGAAGGGAGCAAAATCCCTTTAAAACACCGTTATCGCGGTGAGGTGACTGAGCAAGACCATTAATTGCCACGGTGATTAGCTGATTAAAAATCTCTTCTTTTGTCATCGTTACTCCTGCTAATAAGCGCAGGGAAATTCCTGCGCTTAAGCTATACCATAGGTGGTGCGATTTTATAGAATTTTTTTATTCTGCCATTAGATCGGAAAGATCTTGGTAAACACAAACTTCTGTTGTCAGGAGAGTTCCGGCAGCTGAGACTGCATTCTCTACGCCTTTTCTGACTACCTTGACAGGATCGATAATTCCACGATCCATCATATCCTCTACAAACTCTCCACGGAGCGCATCAAAGCCAACAAACCCTCCTGTTGATAGAATTCTCTCCTGTGGTCCGTGATGATCAAATCCACCATTCTTCATAATCTGAAGGAATGGTTCCCTTAGAGCATTCTTTAGAATATTGAGTCCAGCAAGCTCTTCTGGAAGAAGATCTGATCCTTTTTTGGATTGAATAAAATCTCCAAGAACTCTTGATGCCTGAAGAAGAGCGGAACCTCCACCTGGAACAATGCCCATTTCAATAGCAGCACGAACAGCATTGAGAGAATCTTCTACTCTGTCCTTACGCTCTCTCATTTCTCCTTCGGTAGAGCCTCCGACACGGAATACTGCCGCTCCACCAGCCAGCTTAGAAAGTCTGTCCTTAAGAGAAGATTTTTGATGATCAAATAGAGTCTCATCCACCATCTGAGACTTAATCATTCTAACTCTCATCTCAACAGATTCTTTTCCTCCAGCTCCATCAACAACAAGGGTGGTATTTCTGGTGCAAAGGATTCTTCTTGCCATACCAAAATCTGAAAGCTCTGCGTCACGAAGTGCTCTTCCATTAGAATTGTCAAAGACCTTGCCACCAACTACGGCAGCAATATCTTCCAGCATATCTCTTCTGACATCACCAAAGCCTGGTGCCTTAATAGCACAACAGAGTAGGTTTGCTTTCTGTCTGTTGAGAACTAGAGTGGCAAGAGCCTCTCCTTCTACATCACGAGCAATAATGAAAAGTGGTCTTCCGGCCCCATGAGTCTTTTGAAGAATCTCTAGAAACTCTGTAGAAGAAGAAATCTTATCATCATAAAGCACAACATAAGCATTTTCAAATTCGCAAGAAAGTTTCTCTGCATTAGTTATAAATGCAGGAGAGAGCCAGCCCTTACCAATCTGCAAACCTTCAGTATAGGTTACCTGAGTTTGACCTCCAGTTGATTCCTCAAGGGAAACAACTCCATCCTCTCCAACATTAGAAACAACTTCTCCAATCATAGAGCCAAGCTCAGAATCATTATTGGTAGAAATGGTAGCTACATGCTTCAGAGTTTCTTCTGAGTCAATCTTGCGAGCCAAAGAAGAGAGAAAGGTGGTAACTTGAGAAAGTCCAAGATCAAGACCTCTCTTAAGAAGTACTGGATTGTTTCCAGCTGCAATTAGCTTTAGACCCTCATTAAAGATAGACTGTGAAAGAACTGTAGCGGTAGTTGTTCCATCACCAGCCATAGAGTTTGTAGCAGATGCAGCAGACTTAATTAGAGAAGCTCCCATATTTTGGAGAGGGTCTTTTAGCTCAATGGCTCTTGCGACGGAAACTCCATCTTTTGTAATAACTGGTGCTCCATAGCCTCTTTCAAGTGCGGCGTGACGACCACGGGGACCAAGAGTAACCTTTACTGCATCGGCTACAATATTAACGCCTTTTTGAATTTCTGCTCTTGCTTCAGAACCAAACTTAACTTCTTTTGCTGACATTATTTACCTCTTTAGGTATAAATATTACTGTAAGACGCGCCAATTTTTTGCATCAAATTTTGATTGTTATTTAGCGCAATTGAAAGAGGGTCGGAGCCAGCGAACGGGTCGCAAACTACCTCCATTTCTCTGAGCTGCTGCTCCATGATTATCTCCCAGATTTTAGGCGGCTTTGCAGATAATCCGGCGGGCTTCTTTTCGTGAAAAATATTGGGCATACCTGTAACATACTTTTTCGTTGCACCATTAGTGCAATAGACAATGTATTCCACCTGATTACGCCAGTGATATCCCATTGTCATATTGACCTTATCCCAAACCAAAATATTTCGGAAGGTCCAACCTGCCTTCTCTAGAGAGTCCTTAGTATGAAAAAGACCATCGCGATTGGCAAAGACATAACATCCTGCTCCAGAGTTTGAATTCTGGAGCATTTCGTTGTAGCACCACTCAAGATCCTTGTAGGTTAGTCTAGCATACATATCATCTTTGCCATCTTCAAATTTCATTCTCCCTGTTCCATTTTGATTTTGGAATGGATAAGGAGGATCTGTAATCCAAAGATCTACCTTGGATGTTGCTTTTAGGTGGCTAAAGAAATCTTTAACTTCTAACTTTGTTATGTTTATTTTTGACATTTAAATCCTAAAAAATAAGATCATCAAATGCTTTATCTAGCACTGACTCCTTGTTGGAATCGACTAACCTTTTCTCTATAATACTCTTTACTGGAAATAAATCAGAATCTCCTATAAAGAGTGCGTGAGAAATATCCCAATGAGACATCTTCTGCATTTCTGCAAAATGAGTTGCCAACCTTTTAATCATACTGTTGGTGCTCTCCTTTGTTACCACTTCTTGCTCATAGTTGTCGCTGGTGGTAATTTTAACCTTTACTCCAGCAGTAACGCCACCCCATTGAGAAATAGCGCCGAGCTTCTTGCACTCTGTCCAATAAGTATTGGAATCAGACATTACCTCTAGAGTCTTTTGATAAAGTTCTTTTGAGAACTCAAACTTTGTTTTCTCAAGATACTTAAAATGCCTGAGGGCTTGATACACTTTTGATGGAAGAGACTTCCTCATTAGGGAGGCATTATTGATGGTAAGTTGCTTTGAATTTAGTGACTCTAAGAATGAAGGGTGGATGATGAACTCACCCTTATGGATTGCAATAGAGCAAATTCCAAGATCAAAAGAAGAAAGGAGTGATTCTACGGAATCTTGTTTTTTGACGATACACTGAATCTGCTTTGGCTTTACCGACTTATTTAATTTCTTGCTTGACCAAGAATAAGTATTGGCCCAATCTGAAGATCTCTGAAGAGATAAGCTTTCTCCATCGCCAACAAAAATAGTATCTCCTCCTACCTTTCCCTTTTGAGGCTCAAACAGGGAAAGTAGTGCTGAATCCTGACAGTCTTTTGTCACCCAAAGATCCACATCAGAAAATGGAACCACTGCATTGGTAATTAGGTTTGATTTAATCAAAGATAATGATGGATTATCTTTTAATCCAACAAGAGCCTCGCTTATCATATAGGCATTAAGTGCAAAACCACCTGCAATAATTAGCTCTTCATTTTCTGCTAATTCCTTTGGTAAATATAGTTTTACCAAATCTACTATTAGTTTTGCATCTTTTTTGATAAACATTTCAACTCCGAGGTTATAATGAATAATTTAAATAGAATAAAAAGACTTATTAAGAAAGCAAACGAAGAAAATGTGGCAGCTTGGCAAGAGGTATTTGATGCCGTCTCAAGCCCTGAGCTTCCACCCGGAATTATTGATGAAGATGTGATAAAAGAAACTGAGGAGGCTGTAGGCGAAATTATGTCTAAAATGGGCGAAGCACAGAAATCAGTTGATTCTATGAGCCCAGAAGAAAAGGCAAACTTAGCTGAGGGTGTCCAAGATCCTAACTTTTTAGAGCAGGCAAAAAATGCAGAAGGTAAGGTTGCCGCATCGCTTTTGATGGATACTCTTTTTGTCAAAATAGCATCAAAATACTTTGGAAAAAAAGATGCAACTAAAATAATAAGAGAGATAAATACATATAAAAATCTTTATACCTCAAATATAAAAATTGCATCTCAAAATAGTCCAGAAAGAATTTTGCTAGAAAAAGAAGCAGCAATGATGCTGATGTTTTCTGATGAAAATTATTTAAAGTCTAGTGATTTGGTTAAAATTTCAGCCAAATATTCTTCGGGGCTTATAAAAAATGCCGAAGGTGGGACTTCCATTTGGCAAAGCGTAAAAAATATAGGATCTGAAGTTGCCAGTATTGGCGGCAAAGCCCTTAGTGGTGTTGGAAGTGGGATTGCTTCAGTTGGAAGAGGTATAAAATCTACTTTTAAATTTCTTTGGAAGTATCTTCCATTTATTGGTGTCATTTGGGCGGCTTATGATGGCTATAAAGCATATCAAAATAGCCAAAAGTCACTTGAGGGAATAAGGCAACATTTTTCAGATCTTGGAAGTGAAGACTCAATAATAAGTCCTGATTACATCAAAAAATTAATTGAAAAGTTTAAAAACTCTCCAGAGAGATTATTGAGGGTTACAAATCTAAATAAAGTTGCTGGATTTTATGCAAAAAATATTCTAAAACTTTGGTATTCAGTAGCTTGGTTTATATCGGATCTAATAACCTCAGTTGGCATAGTTCTTACTGCTGCAACCGGTGGGGCACTCGCTCCAGTCTTTGTAATAATAGCTACAGTATTAGGAGTAGGAAGTGCAGCCGGAATTATATCTTTATCATGGTTTGATACTGGAATAAAAGACTTTATTAGCAATAGCCATGAAATATCTTCTATTTGTGTTTCACATTTAGAAGGAAGAGAGTCAGAAAATCTTTCTGAAGAAAAATCAGATCTTATGGCATCCAATAGATCTGGTGGCAATATGACGGACGAGCAGGCTATGGCCGAATATAATAAGTTTATGAATTCATTGAATTACGCCTAAATATTCTGACAAAAGCCCCGCTATTTTCTAGCGGGGCTTTTCTATTTGCCAATCTCCATCAAGAGAGCTTTTCTTCAATAACTAGAAACTCTTTTGTATCCCAAGAAAAACTAGTCCCATCGAGAAGAAGTTTTGCCATACTTTTTGCAAAATCAACTTGTAACTTTAAATCTTTCATTTCTGAATTCAAGTCTTGGATCTTTGAGACAAAATCGGCGGGGCTAGTACCAGCTGCAACGGAAAAGAAGGAGATATAATCTTCCTTTGTTGCGACCGTTATTTCTCCCTTAGACTTTTTTACCGGCCTACAGATAACAAGCTCTTTTCCTGCTGGCAGCTCATTACGCTCTTCCCAGCCAACAAGAACTTTCCCGTCCTTCTCTGGTGGTAACTGACGATAGCCAAGAATTTTATCTACCTTGTATGTCTTTAAAATCTTAGGTAATGTTGCCAACTTTTCCTCCAATCTTCTTTAGGGTTGCTGCATTACCATGCACTTCAAACATTACCGTCTTGTCAGATGTTTTAGCATCAACACGACAAAGGGTACAATCGTTGCAGGTAATGTCTTTTTTACCCTCTACTCCGTGACGGGCTGGACACATAAAAGCCTTCTCGCCATTAGGCAGAGAAATTGACTTTGCAGTACCCTTAGGAACAATTAGTGTGGCAGACCAACCCTTAGAGCGAGCCTCCATCACCTCCTCAACATTGGCACAGGAAGCTCTAAAATAGCCCTTAAGGGGCTGAGCCTCTTCCGCCTTCCAATGGTGAGTATAGCCTACATTGATTAGCCCCTCGCCCTCAATAACGCGGCACTCCATTAGGGTTTCTTTTACATCGCCAACAATGTCTCCAGCAATACGGTGCCGAACGATTCTTGTGGTGTGAAGCCTCTCTCCAAGGGCATCAACAAGTGTCTTGATCTTTATAGTTCCTTTATCAATCTTTGAAGAAAGAATGTTGAGGTAGAACAATGACCATGCGTAACAACCCCCTTCTTTTAGTGAGCAGGAATCTGGACATGACTCCTTAGTAGAATAGGAGGCCACAACCGGGCCAGTCTTACTGTCGCGACTTGAACTTACCCAATGTACTTTTCGCATAATATTATTACCTAGTTTAATGACCGTCAAAGCTAATATGCTGTAACGGTCGGGTTATTTAACCATCGTTTTGCTCTAGATACAAAACAGCTTTTTGTAATACATCAAGGCTATCTTTTAATTGCCCAATTCCCATGTTGCATGGATGACAAAGAAGTCCTCTGATTTTTCCAGTATTATGATTGTGATCTACAACCAAAACTCTCTGATCTGGTCTCCTAAACTCACCGCAGATTGCACAGCAGCCATTCTGCTCAGAGAGCATTTTATCATATCCTTCGACGGTTAGAATTATTCCACGCCTCTTCCATTCTGCCGGTCTACCGCGACCTGTCTTATAGTCTTTCTCTCTGGCTGAGATTGCCTCTTTATTATTCTTGCGATATTCTGCGGCTTCCTCTTTCTTTTTCTGCTTGTTTACTGGATCTGCCCTGCGTATTGCTCGTCTTGCATTTCTATTTTTACGTTCTTCCTCTAGTTGCTCTGGAGTAAGCCTAGATATTCTAGCCAATCTTACTTCTTTTATGCGTTCCTTATCTGCTACCTTATATTTTTCTGCATCTCTCTTCTTAATTCTTTCTTTGTTTTTTCTATGATATTCTCTCTGATATTCTCTTTGTTTTTCTTTTCTTTCCTCATCGGTCATATATAATCCGGTAATAAGGCAGATATTTATTATCTTTTATATTACGGACTATATTAAAAAAGTAATAGAAAAGACCCCACTGATTTTAGTATTTGCTGGTCTTTTCTACATCCACGGAAAATGCCGGAGAGGGGATACCTCTCCGGCAGGTTTATTCAATCACTCTGTTGGAAGGTACTGATTCAAAAATGTTTGAAGGGCACGGGCCTCTCTTACTGTCATCTTAATTACCGACTCAGAACGTGAGTCTGGAACGGTAATGGTGAGTCGATTAGAAAGCTTCTTCTTTCCAATGGTATCACGAGAGAGTCGAACTCGGAATCCAGAAAAGTCTCGGCTAACAACCTTCTCTCGCTCTGCAAGAGCGGGAACCTTGCGGCGCGTCTCTGTCTGCTGTGTTGTCTCGGTATTCATATTTCCTCCTTAAAAAAGCTTCTTGATTCGAACGTAAGATTTGCCTTCTTTCTTCATCTTTTCTACAAGCTCGGTAATGCTTGGACCAACTTCTTCTACTGCCGGACTCTCTACTGAAGTCTCGGCGGTTACTACCTCTACCTTATCCTCTGACTGGGCTACCTTCTTTGACTTTGCCATTCTAAACTCCTTTTTCTTAGTTATTTTCTGTTTGGGACTTTGGATTACCGATCCATCCACGATTCTGACCAACTACATAAACTGACCTCTGATGGGACTTCTGCTTTCCTCCAATCAGATGATCTAGCAGTTTGCCGTGAATTTCATCGGGTGAAACATTATGTTGCTTTGCATATCTCTCCATTGAGGTCATGAGGATTTCTTCTGCAATTAGAAATCCTTCTTCTGGAGAGACTTTTTTCTCATTAAGAAGAGAAAAAAGCTCCAACATAATTTCCTCTATTCTATCCTGCTTAGGCATTTCCAAGCCAGCCTCGCTCGGACTCAGATAGAAAGACCACATCATTAATGTGGCAGCTACCCTGTCCTGTGCGAGAGCGGTAAGAAATAACGCTTGACTTATGAAGAACTCCAATTACAAGACCGCGAACCTTTCCGTCATCGGTCTGGACTAGAATTGCATCGCCTACGCTAAAATCTGAAATGTGAAAGCAGCCAAACTCATCATAACCTGGAATAAAAGTTGTATTTTCCATTATCTTTTTCCTTTTGAAATTTAAAACTATTGAAAATTATCTTGAGCTAATTAAAACATAAGACAAAAATTAAAGCTAAGTCACAATTTCTCCGGGGCTTGAGGTTATTTCTGTATTGCTGGAACCCAATATGTTGTCCTTCCGTCTTTTGTTTCCAGTCTTTGAACTTTATTTCCTGCGGGGTCTTGATCATTACCGTAGATCAAAAATCGCGATTTAAAGCTTCCGGCGTTGCCGTAAACGTCGCGGTACGTCCTTATCGTCGATCCACCTGAATTATACGAGGTGGATAAGATTTTGTCTATAGAATCTTGCAGGTCGATGATTTCTTTTTCAGAGAGCGAACTGCAAGTCCTTAGTGGGGAGATTCCTGCCAAATAGAGGGCTTCTGCCTTGACGTAATTTCCTACGCCAGAGATCGCTTTTTGATTCATAAGAAACTCTGGAAGAGTTTTCTCTTTTTGCTTTTTTACAATCTTTAGAAAATCTTCCCTGCTTGGTGGAGCAGATAACATATCTGGACCTAAGCTTTTTAGCTTCTTCTTCATTTCATCTTCAGAAAAAATGAAGTGCATAGTTCCAAAGTTTCTAATATCTGAAAAGAAAATTTCTTTTCCACCAGAAAGCTGGAATTTTATTCTGGAGTGTTCTAATTTCACTTTTGACCAAGAGCCTGACATACCCAGAGTATTCCAGATGAATAATTCTGGTAAATCAAACTCAAACCAGATAAATTTACCTTTGCAGGAGACTGCTTTAATCTTCTTTTCTTCTGCTAGATTTAAAAACTGACTCATTCCAACGGGAGAGCCATGAGTCTTGTATCTACCGGATAAAATCTCTATATTTTCTATTGTCTTATCATAGAGCAGTTCGTTTAGCTGAACAGCTATTCTTTTTACTTCTGGACCTTCTGGCATAGAAAATTCCTATTTGTTAGAGAAGCTTTCTGGACAACTTGGATGATGAGCGAGAAGTTTAACTATATTCCACCTTATCTCTCTAATATTTGTCGTATTAGAATACGAAAAATAATTATAGGTGGAACGCTGTAAATTCTTTTCTAGCCGACTAGAAGAAACGGCTCTCCCAAAGCTTTTAGAAAATGAATCTTTGTCAGAGCAAAATGCAGCATCCCACACTACAATGCCATGCACATCATCAACCTTAAAGGCAATAGAGACTGGCGAAGAACCTTCTCTATAATGAAAAAAATAAGTCCTGCTCAACATTTTTCCTCTAGAAAATTCTACCGGATTGCCAGCTTAAAAAATAAAATTTATTACTTTGAAAGGTGATCGCCAATTCTATTATAGAGTTCTTCTAATTGATCTTCTGTAAGATCGTCAACTAATGACTCAAAAACTTCATCTACTTGAAGATCTGATTCTGAAAATCCTTCTTCAAAATCTTCTTCGTCATATTCTCCGTAACCAAAAGAATCATCCCCTTCTTCATCAGAAAAGAAATCATCGTCATCATCATAGCTAGACATATTGTCTCCTTTCCTTAATTATCTCATGTAGTAGATTTTACTAAGGAAAGATAATTTAATAAAGCAAGATCCTTCATTTTTGCTTCGATCATTACATCGATCTCTAATCCATAGGTCAAAATCTCCTTTTTAATATAGTCAGAGTGAGCCTGTGGCTTAATTTTAGGATCTCCGCGCTCTTCAGAAAGAGATTCGGAATAATGAATTACCGGTCTAATTCCTGTCGGCCAAGTAGAAGCCGCCAAATTCATAGCCTCTTCTTGGGTAAGCCCTCCATCACAAAATAGGTGATGGTGTTGATCATGAACGATTGGTATTCCGGTATGAGGGTAAAGATCTTCTACCAACTCTTTAGTGGAATAAAGTGAGGCTTTATCATCATTTTCTACTGTCAGTCTTGACTTAACAGAATCTGGAAGTCTAGAGAAATTCTTAATAAAGCGAGCAACTGCTACTTCTTTCTCTCCGTAGGCTCCACCAAGATGGATATTGATCTTTGCATCATGAGTTCTTGGTAGACCTAAGAAATCAAAAACCTCTCCGTGAATTCTAAGATCGGTAATTGTATTCTGCACTACAGACTCTGAATCGGAACAAAGCTTATTGAATGGGCCGGGATGAGAGGTGATTCTCATGCCATGCTGTCTGGCAAAATCTCCGGCAGTTTTAAGTGCTAGCGAAATCTCATCAAAATCCTTGAGGGCAGAGATTTGATATTCCGATGCCCAAGGAAAAAGATTGGATGATAGTCTAAAGAAGAAGATTCCATTTTCCAAATTTGTTTTTAGAATCGGTAGCAAGTCTCTGCAATTTTGCAGGGCCAACTCTGAGGCATAATCTACACCTTTTTGATCGAAAGTCTTTCGAATCATTGTTCGATTAGTGGATGGTGCAGACTTTCCCATCTTCTGCTCTAGAAAACTGGAAATACAAGCGTAACCGTAGCGAACCATGCTTTCTCCTTGCCCCTATAAGCTAATCACGGGGAGGGCTATCGTCTACAGGATTTTAAAAACCTACGAATTTTTTTTCATAAGCAGAGAAGAAACTTGAAAGAACAACATCCATTTTTAAATGATGGTAACCATCGAGCAATAGTAATTCAATTAACTAAGGATTTTTTAAAATTAAAATTCAACGTTAATATGCCTCAAGTGCTAATTGGACATCTATTTTTTGGACAAAGAGCCTTTCCGCTTGGAGGAAGGGATATTGGATTTGTCTATGGAGAAACAACAAAATATTATCCAGAAATAGAGGATCATTCTATCTTTCCAGGTGAAATAATTTTAATTGATGAGACTGGAAATTTTTTTGATATTGGACTGGCCGAAATAAAGAGGGATGAGCTTGGACTTTATTTTGAAAGTTTTGTTGCAAACATTAAAATTAAAAAAGAAAGTCCAACGGATCTTTCTTGTTTTTTATCTGATGATTATTTTTTGGAGTTATATTTTATAAATAATTATGGAGCACTACATCAAGTAGCACTCCATAAATTTGATTTGATTCAGTCTATTTGCTCTGAATTTGTTTTTAAATTTATTATTTTTAACTTAGAAAAGTTTACCAGTCCTTGTAGAGTATGACCCCAGACCAAGCTTTTCTCTATTAGGAGGACTTGGCTTCCAATCTGCCCAAGCTTTAAGATATTCTTCTGGAATTTGGGAAATATCTATTACTAACCTTGCTCCAACATACTGAGCGTCAGAAAATTTCTGAAACCATCTTCCGGCATGAATGAAGAATTCATCTTTAAATTCCATTGGCTTTCTTTTTTTAACTGCAAATGCCATATCTACCTCACTCTTCTTTTGGTTTAATTAAATACTCCTCAGAAAAACTTATCACCTTGTTTTTTCCGGATTCGTCTTTTAGTCCTACAAGATCGGTTTGTCCTGAGTCGTCTATCCATTCTACCACAAAGAAGTCTCCAGAATAAAAAACAATATCTCCAACCTTTATATTATTTTTCATAATGCTCCCTGCTATTACTTTTTAATATAATAGAGGGTTTTAATGGAAGCTATAACTAAAAGATTGGGCTACCTAAATATAATTATTAGTTTTTTAATTATAATTTTTTTTAATAAAGAACTATTTCTTCCTGAAAGTGGAATTGTAAGCAAACAATCTGAGGTTAAACAATCTGCAGAGGAAAGAACTCTTTTGCTGGAATGGGGATCATCCAGCTGGAGCGGAATAATCTTATCTAGCGGATTTCATAAAATGAAAGTTTTAACCATTATTCATGAAGATTCTATGAAAAAAATGTTATCTTCAAATGGTAAGGTAATCCTTATTTCTAATGATAAAATCAGTAAAAAAGAAGCTAAAGTTAAAAAATGGAATACTTGCAATGAGCTGGCAATTTTAGAGGTTGAAAATGAAAAAAACTTAACATTTTTTAGTGAGCCAATAATTGAAAGTAGTAGTGAAAAACTTTCTCAACCTCTATTTTCATTTGGTCATCCTTTAGGATTAAACCTTCATTATAGTGAAGGATATCTTTCATCATTTGGCAATAAAATTAAGCCATGTGGAATGATAACAAATGGCTTTTCTGGTGGAACAATTCCTGGTCAAACTGGATCTGGAGTTTGGAATAAGAGGGGGGAATTATCGGGAATGATAGTAGCAACTTCAGCTTTTCCAATAAAATCAATAAATGAAGATGGAAAAGTAATTGCAATGTCAACCATTCCGATTACTTTCTTGGGAAGATTTATTCCAGCCTCTGAAATAAAAAAGTTTATAAAATAATTTTATTTTAATGGCTTTGAATTAAGATCATAAAGATAAACAATTACCTTCATCTTTAAATTATTTGCAAAATTTAAAATATAATCTATATCTTCAGATTCAAATCCTTTAATTACTCTATTTTCTTCTGAAAGATTTAGTGTAGTAAAAATTTCCAAAACAGCATCACACTGTTTTGTGTTTTTATATTTTCTATGATCAACTACTTTCATTATCATCTTTAAATCTAAAAAAAGCTCCAGCAAATACGAGATTTATTATTAGAAAAATCCACCACGCGGTCCAAAATCTTTCTCTATCTAAAATAATCCAAAATATAAAATTAAAAATGTAATTAGTTACATTAAAAATTACATCTTCAATCATAGTCAGTGTTTAAATAAAAACTCTAATTTTTCTTTTGGAACAAGTAGCTCTTTTCTCTCGATCCCGTTCCATTCTGTGGGAAGGATTTTACAAAAGTCTACTCCCATCTCCAGCACATCTACTAGAATCCAATAGTTCTCTGTACAAAAATATCTAGCTTTCATTTTCTTCTCCGGTATGTTGAGATTGAACAACTTGATAAAGGCCTGATTCAACAAGAGCTTGGGCCAGCTTTTTCATTCCCTCTGCCCTTAAAGAATCTACTTCTTTTAGGTATTCTGATAATTTTAAACCCAATATTTCTTCTGCTTCTGATTCCATTATTCCAAAAATAGAATTTGAAGTTGAAAATTTTACAAGAATTCCATTATTAAATCTTTTTTTGATCTCAAATTTTGCTCCCGCTGGAAACCTTGGATTTTTTCTGTCGGTTGGAATAAGGTATCCGCGAGAACCAAGTGGTAGTATTGAGCAGTTTTTAAGTAATTTATTCATGGGACTGTTCCAAAAAAATGGTACCGCAAAAATAAAAACCACCAAGAGGTTTATTTCTTGGTGGTAAGAATAAAATTATTTTTTATTTTTGCACCAATAACGGTGCATTAAAATCACTCTGCTGCAGAGCCGCTATCAACGACGGAGCTGTCACTTGAACTGTCGCCCTTGTCTGCTGTGCAAGCTGCGAGTGTTGCTACTGCTGCTACGAGAATCATTGTTACTACTTTTTTCATCTTGTCTCCTCTATATTTTTATTTCTTTTTATTTTCATTCTACCGGAGGCAAATCTCCACATTCTTGGCCAACCCATTTCAAAAAAATAATGAGCTACATAGCCAATTATGTTAGAAACTATTGTCATTCCTACCACTACTGATATTGAATGAAAATAAATATAATTTACCAACATTGTTAATGGCATTGAGAATCCTAATCTCCATACCAATACCTTCCAAAATATTTCTTTTTCAGAGGAATGTTTCACTCTATTTAAAAAAATATTAGTCGGTGTCGTCCGACTAACGCTGACATTTTATTTCTTCAGTGAAATTTGTTTAGTGAGCTGCTGTGGTTGAGCCGGAAGTGCTGCTGCTTGACTGAGTTACTGGTACTGTGGTTACAGTCTCTGTAGTTCCAGCGGTGCTCTCAGTGGTAGAGGTTACTGCTGAAGTGGTTGCTGCTGCATCGGCACTTACTGTTGCGTCAGTAGTTACTGCAGTAGTCTCTGTTGATGCTGGTGTGGTTGCAGCCTCAGTTGCGGCTGGAGCCTCTACCTTCTCAGTGGTTGAGCAAGCAAGTAGTGCGGTTAGTGCTAAGGTTAACATTTTAAACTCCTATTTTGTCAGTTAAATCGCTGCAACGATGAATTTCGTTGGGCAGCATAATAATACCCGTTGGGGGTAATTCCGTCTAATATTTCTTATTTTCTCTTTTGATCTGGGTTATAAAAAACAACTGTCCTCCAACCATCGTAGTTTAGCGGAATAAGTTTTCTAATCTCTTCAGAGGATTCTTTCCCTTGAACATAAATTTCCAAAACAGAACCGCCATCATCAGATGAAGTTTTTGTTACAATATCTCTATCACCAAATTCTCCCAAAATTAATTTTTGTATTTCTTCTGGTGAATGTTTTTTCATGCCGTAAAAACCCTTGTTCGATGAGCGATAATTTTTTCACCTGGCTCTAATTTTATCTTTGCAAGTTCTGTTTCGTATGGTCTTTTGATTACCAAAAAAGGAGATTGAGTTTTTTCATCAAAAAAAACCTCAACCAATTTTCCGGTTATATTTTGACCAAAAGAATCTTTTATAGAAACCTCTACTAAATCCGCTTCTGCTAAAAAGCTGGAAAGTTTGGCTACAAAAGCCTCAGATTTAAAATTTGGAATTTTTTCTAACTTCATGCTTAGTTTATTTTTAATAAATAGAAAATTAAATCTAATAATAATTTTTTTCTATTTGGAGGTCAAATATGTCAGAGCAGGTAAAGATTAAAATTCCATTTGGAAAAGTTGCATCATTTGCAGCAAGCTTAGTAGTAAAGGCAAGAGGCGGAATAAGCAAGGAAGAGGGTCACGAAATATTAGCTGAACTTATGGAACTTCTTGCCGATGTTCTTGCTGAAAATGCAAGCGCAGTTGCCGGAAAAAAGTAATTTAGTTAAAATAAAATTGGAGGGCTTCTGCCCTCCTTTTTTATTACTTTAATCTTTTTATTTCTCTCTGTATGTACCAAATTGCTTTTTCTAAATCTTCAATTTCAGTTTCCTTTTCTTTTAAGCCAGCTCTTGCAATATATTTAATTGCATTTCCCCTACTAAAATTTAGATTCCAATCTTCAATAGCATCAATAACTTCAATTTTTCCTGAGTTATAATGCGAGGGATGATCTACTTTTGATGCTGGTGATTTTTGAGATTTTATTGATTCTTTTTTATATTCTGAAAAAATATCATCGCCATTTTCCATTTCTTACCTCTACAGGTATTTTACCGTAGGGTCGAAAATATTAAGAAATGTCTTTTAAAATTTTTACAAAATCTTCAAAACTTTGAATTGGAGTGTTTGATACTTTTTTTAATAAAAGTTCAACGGTTCTTTCTTCAATTTTTTTAGATTTTGAAAAATACTTTATATAATCATGAATTATGTTTTTATTTGGTGTTGCCATATTTAAATCATATGACAGCATCATTTGCTTTGTATTTTCTGGGTTTTCCGGAAGAAGAATTCCCCTTGCCATTAGAATTTGTGAAATTCTTCTAATCTGAATTCCCTTCTTTTTTGCCGGATCTACTACCTTAGTCCAGGTACCAAGCTCTCTGGAGAAAAGATCTATATTAAAGTTCCCTGATTCATCTTTTGATTTGTTAAGAATTCTTTCCAATCTCTCTGGGCCTAAATTATAAGAAACATCTACAAAAGAGTCATACATTCCTTTTGTTAGCTCTTCATTTGGATCTATTCCAGATTTTAATATAGAAACCCTAACTAAATCTTTTTTCTTTATTTTTGCAGCTTCCTCTTCAGAAATTCCATCAGTCCATCTAACCCTTTCTGTTGGAGAAATTTCAATAATTCCTGTATCAAGCTCATCTGGCTGGAGCTGGTGACCGTATCCAATCATCCAATGTCTTTTTGATTCTGCCTCGTTTTTATCTCTTGGCCACTTAAAGCTAGAGTTATCATTATAAATTTTGCTAGAAAATCCTTCTCCAGTCATAATGAATTCAACTCCGGCTGGAGAGATTGACATTTCTCCGGCTCTTCCAACTTCAGAAGGGTCATAACCAGAAGATAATTTTTTGATTAATTTTTCAATTATCTTTTTTAAATCTGGATAAGCAACTTCAGCACGATGAGTATGCTTAATAAGCTCAGTCTGTTTTAACTGAAGTGTTCCATCTTCAAAATTTAAATTTGGATTATATTCTTTTATAAACTCTAATATTATATCTTTTTTATTTTCTATTGGAACATCAGGATACATCGCCTGCATCATATTATCTACGGGAGTATTTAATTCAAATACGATCTTTTTTTCCTCTAGATTTGGCGATTCTTCTAGAGCAAAATCAGCCATAATTTCTTTTAACTTTCCAGATTCTAAAGATTGATTTGCAGAATAAACTGCCCCACCAAATAGACTTAAGCTCAAAAATGCATTTAGCAGAAGAGATTTAATATTATTCTTTATTCTAGAAGCTTCTTTTTTTAGACCCAAAACATCTAAAGCAGATTTTGTAATCTTGAGTTTAGATATTCTTTTCTTTAGAGCCTCATCTCTTTCGCCGTAATCCAGATTTCTTCTAAAAAATTCCGGAACCTTACCTTCTCCACCACGAGGAAATAGGTGGTTGTCCTCTGCTGAATTTTTATGCTTAAAGTATTCTATATCTCTAAGTCTTTTTTTGGCAGCAGCTCTAGAGGTATAGGTCCCCATGTTTTTTCCTTTTTCAGAGTAAACACGGAATTTTTTATCACCAATTTGCCTTATATAGGCTGTTTTTTGAATATTCATGCCATAGTTTAAAAAAATAATAGAAAAGGCGGGAAGTTACCCTCCCGCCCCTCTAATACTTACTAGTAGCGATAACGCTTTTGTTCGTAAGATTCTGGATTCATATAGCGATCAACCAGATTTCCAAGTCCGAGCTTAGCGGCAGTAGGAGCAGCAAAGATCAGATCCTCTCTCTTAAGAAATGGAATGAGTCGTTGCTGAATGGAATAATCATCGCAAGACACAAACTTAGCAAGTATGGATTGACAATACTCGACGTATTGTGTATTAGCCAGCCTTAACTCTTCAGTCAGTCCATTTGTTCTGCTGAGAGTATGTCTAGCATCTTCAATTTTATTGACCATAATACCAACAAGGGACAACCTGTTCTTGTTATGTCCGCCGGAGGTTAGGTCATCAATAATTGACTCTGGAAAAATGCGACACTTTGAGGCAGCACGAATAACACTATCTCTAGCATCGGTATATCCCTTCTGACGCTCCACTCTTGACCATGCCATAGAGAAGAAGGCAGGATCTTTTGACCTCTCCATTCCCTCTCTAGTCCAAAAGGTAGAAAGATCCCTGTTTCCTGCAAGGTTTGATTCCATCAGCTTTTGGGCAAAATTAATCTCCATAGAAGGATCTTTTAGAACGAGAGAGATTAGAATCCTAAGTTCTTGAACCGCTACAGAAGTTGAATCCTCTGGAAGTTCATTCCAGCTGGAGGCAAGAATACTGCGAATAGCAGAGATATTATCCTCTCCAATTCCAGCTCTATATCCATTATGCCAATCGGTATGGTTATACCAATTAGCCAACCGCTTGATAGTCTTATACCTGCTGACTTTAGAATTCTGCCAATGCCAAAGAATTACATTTGGATTAATAATCTTGTTAGTATAAGGACCACTATCATATCTATGATATCGATCTTCGGATAGAACAGAATCAGCAACAGTAGAAAAGATCTCCATCATAAGTTCTGGTGTAGGCTGCCAATCAACCTCCACATTTACCTTAGAGAGAAAGGCATCAATTTCTTCAAACATTTAAACTCCAACGGTTTAGTATTCAATCTTTTCCTTTACCCAATTACCAGTGTAATCAACATACCAAATCTTTCGGATACCGGCTCGCTTGATATGCTGCATACAAAAGTGACACGGCTTAGAAACTGCAAAAGAACCATCCTTCTTAAAGCGAGCAACCCAGAGAACATCCTTCTCTGTAGCCTTAGCCTTATCAATTGCCCTCATTTCTGCATGGCAACAATAGGCCGGACGACCCTTATCACGAAAGTGGCGCTTATACTTAGGAGAGCACTTCTCTCCATTAACTCCGAAAATTACAGACTTACCACGATGAATCCAAGCTGCAAGATGGTAGTCACCACCATTAGACAGCGCGGCAGCGCGGATTAACTCCTAGAGACACCCTGGGCATGAACCCTCCATAGATTAGTTGAGCACCCTGCTCACCTATAATGTACGCACCGGGAGGAGAAGGTCAATTGATGAAGTGAGATTTTTTATATTTGATGTGTAGCAGGATATACTAGGGTATGTTAATTAAAATAATTTTGTTTGATTTTTTCATATTTTCTATTTTTTCTAATGGCCTAAGATTTTCAAGGCACCAGGCCTTTATAAAATTTTCATGCTCCATGCTATCATACTCTAGCAAAGAGTGTGGATAAATATGATCGACATGCCAATAAGAACCATAATTATTCCAATTCATTTTTTCATCAAAATGAGATTCAAGATGCTGTTTAAGCTGAGGCAAAGTAAATGGCAAATATGACATACAAGAGCCTGACTTTTGATTGCCTTTTAGCATTTTTCTTATGGCTCGAGAAATATTTGTTCTTAATTTATAAGCACTATTATTATTTCTTTTTTCTATTTCTTTTTTATTTTTACAAGATCTACATACGCTAGTTAAACCACCTGGCTGTATTTTATTTTTATAAAACTTATCTTTTTCTAATAAGAGATTGCAATTAGGGCACCACTTGTGGGTTTCTGTATTTAATCTTGTACCCTTAGATTTTAGCTCACTCAATGGCTTTGCCTTTCTAATTGATTCACATCTTTTACATTGGCTAGCATAACCAGAGGCTGTATCATTTCTAGTGTAAAAATTATCAATTGGAAAAATTTGATTACACTTTGAACAATTCTTATTTTCTAACATTTTGGCGGAACTCCAAACTATACAAAAAAATTAGTATATGACTTTGGTTTCCGCCAAAATTAATCAATAAAGCTTCTTTCCGTTGTGGTTGCCATTCCCTCCATACTCACCAACCATTCTTCCTCCAAATGAGTCGGTATGCATGATGTTTGTTGAGCCGAGGTGGCAACTCTTACCCTTATTAAATCCGGTAGAGTTCTTGTAAGCCTTCATATAAGCACTAGCATTAGCCTTATTGTCAAAGCGCATTACAGTAATCATAGTAGTTTTTCCATCCCCCGCACCAACCCCAATTGATACAGGTGCTCTTTCCGTCTTAAGAGACACAACGCAGTCGGAACACTCGTTGATCTTTCCGCCTACCATAATCTTCTCAGCGGACTTTGTATCAAACTCTTCACCACAATAAACGCAGGACTTAATCATTCGCACCTCGTCCCTAAGAATATATTCACGGCGAGGGGAAGATCAAGTGAGGAACAAAAATTTTAAAGTTTTTTTGGCTCCGCAGATCTAACGGCATCAATTAACCAAGAGGAGGATTGAGTCTTGCCTCCTCCGACGTTCCAAACCATCTCAATTCCAAGCTCTGCACAGACATCACCTTCGGGAGTATTTCCTGGCTTACGATCTCCACCATTGGCAAAGTAGTCGGGGCGAATACGACGGAGAGCCTCGCAAACTGTACCGTCAGAATCATCTACCGGAACAACGGCGGTAACACCTTTAAAGGCCATTAAAATTTCGGCTCTTTCTTCCCAAGACATAAACTTGTAGCCCTTCTTTCTAAGAAGCCAATCATCAGAATTAAGGATAACAATAACATCGCCATAATTTGCTGCTTCAAGAATCATTCTGACATGACCAGAGTGACATGGATCGCAACCACCCGAAACAGCTATAGTTTTTTTATTAACTTCTTTACTCATATAGTATCCTGTTGGAAGTATTATCTATTAACTTAGTATCTTAATATAGAGGGATAGATATATATACCGTAAAAAAATAAAAAATTAATAAAAATATTTTTTCTATTATTTTATTGCGGATAATGTACAAAGATTTGGAGAATTTTATGAGAAAAATTTCTAGTAGAGAACAGTTATCGTCAGAATTTATCAAGACAGCATCCATTGTAGGCTTTCTTGAGGGACTTGCCAAAGCTTCAAGAGGAGCTGAGGAAGGCGCAATCAGTGCAGCAAAATTTAATGAAGTTTTTCCAAAATTATTAAAAACAAATCCTGAGGGATTTACCCAAGCATTTAATAAGCTCAATAAGGCAGATCAAGGACCTGTTATAAATTATTTTAATAAGAATTATCCAGGCGGATTTAGTGCCGCAGGGAAAGCCGCTCGCGAGGCTGCAACCTTATATGGAGAATCATTAAAAATCGAAAAAGGAATAAGGCTTAACCCAGGCAAATTTACAAATATAGAGCCTGAGATAAAGGCAATAATGGAGGCAGCTTGGCAGAAGCATCCCTCTTTATCTGGAACAAGTCTTGATGATTTTATAAAACAATCCTTGGAAGCAAAGGGACTTACTACTCCAGCAGCCAGATCGTCTGCCACAACCGTTGTTGATACAGCTACAGCTATCGGAAGAGAACCAAAGGTACTTGATGAGGTACTAACATTAGCAAGAGAAGGAAAGACAGAAGAGGCAGGTTCAGCCCTTAAGAAAGTTTTAGAGTCAGAGGGAAAAACCGCAGACGATATAATAAAAGAATTAGATGAATTAACTGAAGCCGAAAGAAGCCTTGTAGAAGGAGTTACAAAAGAACTTGACTCTACTGTAGGTGCAAAAGAATATATTAAGAAAATAAAAGAGACGGCTTCAACCGGATCTGCTGAGCTTGCAAGGCCTACAGTGCCTAAATCTCCAGCTGAGATTGCAGAAACAGAAAGACTTACTGCAGTTGAAGTTACACCAACAACTTCAAGCGAAGTTATTGCAGATAAGGTTGGAGCAGGAGCAGTAACTGTGGATGATGCTGCAAAAATAGGGGAGCTTCCTGCGGCAAAGAAAGTAGAGGTTTTAAGTGAAGTAGCCGATGAACCCGCTAAAGTAAAAGAAATTTTAGAAACAGCTCCTGATTCTCCAGCTGCTAAGGCAATAACTGCTGCTGCTGATGATGTAGCCAAAGAAGGTCCAACATTTCTTCAGAGAATGAAAGCAGCCGGAAAGAAAGTTAACCCAAAGCTTGTAGCTGGTATTGCTGCTGGCTTGACTGGAATAGGACTAATATATTGGCTTTGGGGCGGTGAAGAAGAATCAGAAGATAAAGACGGATCTGGCGGCGGACTTTTTGGTGGAGAATCTGGAAGTGAAGGCGGTTCTTCCGGTGGCGGCGGCGGTGGAGCAACCGGTGGTTCAAGCGCAGCTGACTTTGAATATGCCTCAGGTATTCTGAAAGAAAAAGGCTATCTTTCAACTACACAGGATAGTTGGACTCCAGAATTTAATTCTGCTTTTAATGCCTTTATTGATGCTGGTTCGGCAAATAACAGAAATGTAAAAAAGACCAATCTATCTGGCGGAGAAAAATGGTCGGCTGTGGCTCCCGGTCTTGGATTCTCCCCAGATGAAGAGGGTGGACTTCAGGCAATAAAAGCCTTTGCAAGATTTGTTCCTGCCAAGTCTGGTGGCTCTGGCGGCGGATCTGGCGGTGTTGATACCGGTGGTGGCAGTGGACAGACCATCACAGGAAAGCAGGCTGTTTTGGCTGAAATTATCAGCTTACTTTACCATGACAGATTGGCTGAGGGCGGTGGATTCCTTTCTAGAGAAAAGAAGCAAACTCAAAGCGTAGTAGATGCAGTAGGTGGAGCTTCACCCTCTGGATATGAAAATGCTGCCAAAATTCTATTAGGTAGAAATCCAAGTCTAAACTCATTCCTTCCAGAGAAGTTGGAAGGACCAATTACAAAAAAGAATGTAAAATCTTTAGCGGTATTTCCAGCAATACAGCAGACTCAAAAGACAATACATGAGCTATTTGAATCTGCAAATCCTGGGGCAATCAATCCTGGTCAGGAAAAGGCAACTCAGAATGTGTTAAAATATGTTCAAAGCCCAGCTGGTGGAAATTGGAAGGGTGCAAGCAATAATTCGGATCGTTTGGTAAAATTGGCTGAAAGACGCAAGGAAAGAATTATGGCAGAGGTTGCGGCGGAATTGACTCCAGCTGAAAGAGCTGCCTTGAGAATCTTTAAAATGAGAGGAGCTTAATTATGAGAAGTTTAAGAATGCAAAAGTTGGCCGAAATTAGAAAGGTGGCTGCAGTTTACTTTACAAACAATAGAAATTATAATAATTTTAATACAGGTTTTTATAATGCTACCGATGGAAGTGTTTTATATTTTGATAAAACTTTAGAAAAGTGGTATTTAGCATTGGACAATGATGGCAAAATTACAGGAAGAGTAGCAAAAGATTTTACTCCAATTAGAAGTGGAGAATCATATGATGTAACTACCGCCATGGAGTCAACTGAAGCGCAAGATAAATTTGTTCAGGCTAGAGGAGCAAAGACCTACGCAACAATTTATAATGATTCAAATTTTAAACTCAAAGTTTCTTTAAATAAAGAAGTTGATGGAAGAGCTGTTTCAGAATCTTCAGTAGATGTTGCCCTTGGAGATATGTATACCCTTAAGCCAGACCAAGACATATCACTTAAGCTAATCAATAGTAATGTGGGTGATAAAAGATTTAAGCCAAATACCTTTAAAGGTAACGAAACGTATTACGTTTCCAAGCTTCTTGATCTTGGCTCTTCTGTCGGTGCCAAAAAAGAAGACTCTGGAAGAAAAAGATCATCGGGCGTTAGTGGACAAACAACAGGCGGCGAAATACTTATTGCAGAATCACACAGAGGTCTCACTGGCTTAGTAGATACTGGAAATAGAGATTATGTTTATACAACAGCTTCAAATGGTGCTTCTGCAACCTATACATACAGAGGTAGTCCCGGCAAAACTTTAGATAAAAATTACTCAAGGTGGGCAGAATTTGTAGGAAAAATAAATAAGCTTTCTACTGATGGTGCCACTAAAGCTGCACCACCCGCTCCAACTGCACCAGCTACAGAGGCAGCAACAGCAGGTCAGACTACAGGTGGTGAAACTGCTCCAGCCACTACTCCAGTGGACAACCTAACTATTAACGTTGCTAGATTACTTTCCAATGTTGATGCTGGTCATACTTACGCTGGAAAAACAATTTTTACCAACGAACGAGGAATGGTAAGGGGAATGTTGGCTGCAATAGGAAAAATCTATGATAATTATGAGTCCAAAGGAATTACTGTAGTTGGTGATGCCCCACTTGCTTTAGCAAGAATGATAGTTGGAATGAAGCGCTCAACTCTAGAAAGATCAGCATTAGCTTCTTTTGATTCCGGTCAACTTTCTTCAATGGGTGAAAAAGAGATTGAAAAAACCTTCAGAGGAGATCTGGACATCATAATGAGAGCTGTAGTTGATATACATAACAGGCTCGGTGGAAAGCCTGGATATGGAAAACTTGAAAATTACTTAGGTATCAAAGGTGGAACAAGAAGGCAGGTAGGTGGAGTATCTCCAACAAATGCTCCAGCCCCCGCTCCTCCCAAAGAAGAAGCAGATGACGACACAAAAAAGAATAGCAGCCGCATTGATCCAAGAATAAAAAAGCTTGCTACACTTCGCAGATTGAGAGTTCGCTCTCAGATGGAAGCTGCCGTAGAATCCTCAGCCCAGCTTGGAAGATTTAGAATTTCTTAATTCTTAATAAAAGCTCTCCCGAGCCCTTGATTAAACGATGCCACTCTCCCTTTTGGATAGAGTGGCATTCTCCTTTTTTAAGTAAGATAGGTAAGGCATTATCTCTTTGAAAAGACCAGCCTTCCCCCTCTTCCAAGATAATCTCCCTATCCTCTGCATCCCTATGCCAAGTTAGCTCTTCGTCGGGCACAGAAGCAGAAAAGCGACGGATTACCCACCCGTCGCCTTCTACCCTTTCTTCAAAAGGAAGCACTACCATCGGCCCTCAAACTTTAAGCCCAATTGCTTCTTATAGCGGTGAAGATTACAAGACCAATATCTTGCGCCAGTCTTTGGACCGGGATTATCGCAATTGTGTCTGGCAAGGAATGACTTTCTTCTTTCTGGATTATTTGCTTTAACGGAAAGATTTGCATCACCAAAAGTAATGGTCTTTACGTTTCCGGTAGAAGGATTCTTAACATGAACAATAAACTTCTTTTTGCCATAACCAGGATCGCCCTTTCCAATTCTTCTTGGAGAATTTAATCTACCTGGACTCTTTTTCTTTTTGGCAGCAGCAGTCTTAACATAATAGGATTCATCGTCATCAATTTCCATTGGAACATCAAGCAATACCTCAACACCATCTAACATGGCAGTCTTGCCAATATCAGTGTTGAGTAGCCATTCATCCTCTTCGCAGACTGCAAGAGAGCCTCTTTTCCAAAGCTCTCTAGCCTCATTAAAGAGTGATAGATATTCTGAAGAGTGAATTCTAAAGGCGTTGGAGGCCAATTTGATTCTGTTGTCCAAGTGGTACTTTAAAGCGGCAGAAACTTCCAACTCTGGAATAAGAAGGACTGCTCCCTTGCTCTGCTCAATTTTCTCTGAAAGTGAGGCTATTTTCTGAAGCCTTTCTAATCTTTTCATTTCTTCTCCATTTCAAATGGATGAGCAAATATTAGTACAAAAAAAGCGGGGACTAGCCCCGCTGATTTTATTTTTAAGCCTAAGAAGCACCGCCTCCAAGGCGTTGATTTAGAATCCCCTTGGCACGCTTCTTCTTTAGGTGATTACTACCTAGCATCATTGGAATATGCTCGGCAGAAATTTTGGTCAAAGCCTGACAGAAAATATCATGCGAACGGTCATTAATAAAAAGTGCCAATCGCTTATCACCGGGAGAAAGAATCGAGATTGCATAGCGTCGAATAACGGCATGTGGATCGGAGATCATCTTCTCCATGTAATTCAGAGGTCCAAGCTTCTTATAGGAGGCTAGCTTTACCTTATCAAAATCAGACTCTATAAACTTAACAGCATCCTCTGGATTGCAAAGTTCCAGAAGCCTCATCTGAATAAACTCTGGAAGCTCTAAAGCCTTTCCGGTAGAGATAAAGGAGATCAGATCTTCCGTGGCAATGAAATGATTATTAATCACATTGTGCTTAAAAGTCTCTTCTGAGCCAGAATGAAAAAGAATCTTCTTGGAGAGGATTGGATTCATTCCAATCCAGCTGTTAATCCTGCTGCTAAGTGCCCAGCCAATCCAACGAGAATTTCCCGTAAGATATGTAGAAACTGATAGCAAATCATTCCGATTAAATGCCATAGACATATAATGCTGATTGGTCAAAATGGTCTGCTCATCCATAATCTCAGAATCATTAGGCTCATTGTAGTAATGAGATCGACCGGTAGCAGCATTGGCAGCCGTCTTTCTCTTGCGAATCTTCTCACGAAGGGCATCAAAGTAAATCCGAATTTTGTCAAATTCATCGGAAGGAATCTTTAGCTGAGAAAGGTCAAAAGATTCATCTGCCACTTCTGCTGGAGTAAACTTGTGCATTACTTCTTTTCTCCTATGATAAAGCTGATAAAGCGATTATAAAGATGAAGGTCAAACAAAACTTCTTTTATAATCCAAATAAAAACAAAAAAGTTAACCAATGGCAAAAATGTAAATGGAAAAAGTCCCACAACATCTTCTTTTGTCATACTTCCTGTTTGGTAACTTCGCCTAAGGGCTAACCAAAGAAAGAGCATGGGAATTAGATAGAAGATTCCAAGAATAGCAAAAATAGAAAAAGAAAGGGCAATCATTCTTCTACCCTTTCAACTTTAATGCCAAACTCCCTAAGAAGGTCAACTCCAGAAGAATCTCGATAATCCTCTAGGTAAAAAACCTCGTCAATAGAGGCATTAAGAATTAACTTTGCACAAGCCAAGCAAGGAGAAAGCGTAACATACATCTTCTTTCGCTTTGGATTATTATAGTCCATCTTAATTAGAGCGTTATTCTCAGCGTGAATAAACCCAGATTTGCCCGGCTCTTCTGAGTCAACTACATTCTTTCCGCCGCGATGATTACCATTGTAACCTACGGCAAGAACCTGGGTATTATCCTCAGTAACGATTACCGCCCCAACCTTAAAGCGAGGATCATAAGATCGCTGGGAGATAATCTTTGCAAAATCTGACCAGATTGAATTCCAAGAGGGTCGTTCCATGTCCATAATCTATCCACGGCAGGAGGAAAGTCAATCCCTTATTTTAAATTTTTTAAACCCAAAAAGATATCACGTTAGATTTAGCTCTTCTAGCCTAAAAAGAATCCACGGCAAGCATTGTGGAGTTTTTTCAGAAACAAATCCAAACCAATCCTCTTTAGAGGATTCATCCATTGAGGAGTCGGCATCAAGGGTATAAAATACCAACTCGTTTCCAGAGGCATGATAATGCTCAATGAGCCAAAGTAGCTCCTCTCCATCCCACCAACCAGCAGAACCTATCCTACCGGCATCTGGAATTAGAATTGCAAAAAACTCTGGAACGCCAAACTTAAAGCTCTCCGGATCTTCATCTGAAAGATCCCAAAAATTAAAGGACTTTAAGTTTGGCTCTAAAAAATTAGACATCGCTCTTTCCAGAAAGCTTTATCAAAAATGCCTTCTTTAGGGATTCGTCACAGCCAGATAGCTTCTTAAAGATATCAAGATAAAATGCAGCAGAAGAAGAATCTATATTGTAGACCATGGAAGCAAAAATATCACGGTCATAATACCTGTTGCCTCCTCCGGCGTCCTTCTTCTGAATGTGATCTCGAACCAGATCTGGATTAAATCCAGCATTAGCAGCAGCTCTGCTTCGATTCCAACGATACTCAGAGTTAAGTTCATGATCCAGCATGTTGAGATAGCCAATTCGCTTCTCAATTCTGCACATTACATCCTTATCCTTCTCGTTTGGAAGATGCTTTTCTACATCACGAACAGGAAGCAGGTTAACTGCCAGCTTCCTAACCCGAACATCACTTGACTTTAGGCCAATCTTTGCTGCCTTAATCTTATCTGCTCCAAGAGAATGCTTGATAATTCCCATGCGGAAAATACCTTCTGCACTCTTGATTAGATCTGACTTGAGCTTTGGATTGGAGTAGGCAAGAATCTTTATTGCACAGAAAATCTGTGTGCCAAAACGACGAGGATTAAGAAGAGCCTGCTCTCCATAGCTACAGATATAACTAGGATAAGAATTCCAATGCTTATCGGAAACCAACTTCTTAAAATCTGAGCTAGAAAGTGAGGAGAGATATTCTGCAACTAGAGAGGAAAACTGGGTATTGTCTCCCCATCGTCCACCACCCTTAAATGACTTTGACTTGTCCATCATATGATTCAAGAACTTTTCAATGTTGGGCTTCATTCCTACCTCGCGACTAGGGTTATACCGGACACACGATCCAGCCCCTATAATCTAGGCACGGTTGGCGGAGGGTCAAGTGGTGAAGTATTTTTTCTTAGAAGATGGATAATAGCTCGCTGTTAATGGAAATAAAGCTATCAATGTTATTACCATCAATTACGACCTCTTTTGAGGCAACAGCACCACTATCAACATAAAAGCCAAATCTGCAAATTATTCTTCCATCACTTTCCATTGATAATTTTTGCAATATACAATTATCATATTTACCGCCACTACTCCTTTCTATTGAAAAAAGTGCTAAGTTATGATTTAGCCAAGATAATGGATCGGTATCCGGAACTCTATTGTAATCTAGTAGCTCTTGCAAACTTATTTCTTTTGTAAAATCCCACCCTCTTTCATCTCTTCCAAACCAAGTATTTGCCATCTTAGTAACATAGTTATAATTGGTTATTTTTCCAGCAGTAGTTCCACCGCCCGATCTTGGTATGCGATACGTGTTTGTCATAAGATCATTGATGGCTCTTACTATGCTATCATGATATCTTTTTATTTTGCTCAATTTTTCATATAGAGATTGAAGAGATAAATCTCCTGTGGCATCTCTAAATCCATCAAATCCACTGGATTGATCTCCCATTGGGGCAGATTCTGTTTCTGAAATTACACTCAAAAGATTTAAAAGACCTGCTATCTGCTCATCGGTAAGATATCCTCTCCAAATAGCAGCGTGATCTTCTGCTCTTATCTTGGGATCACTATTATTTATAGTTTCTGCTAATTCTTTAATTGTTGCAGAAGAATTACCTATCATTTTGGAGACAATTTTCCTTCTCATAGGCATTTCGTTCTCAGATCCCTTATTTCTTGACGGATAAGATCCAAGTACCATAGAAAGAAATTTATCTGCTGATGCTAATTTTAAAAGATTAAAATAAGTATTAACATCACCATTTAATTTAAAGTAATTTGCTAATTTAATTATCTTATTGTAACGCATAACAAAATCATTAAGATTAGTAGTTTTGAGGATAAGATGAAATTTGGAACAGATGGACTTCGAGGAAACTCAATTGACTTTATTACTCCCGATCTAGCCTTCAATTTTGGAAAGGCTTTTGCGGCCCATAGGAAAGCCTCCAGCCGCAAGGTAACCTTTGCCGTAGCGAGAGACACCCGAACCTCTGGAGAGCGATTGGAGGCTTACCTAGTGGCCGGAATGAGGTCTGCTGGAGCTGACGTAATTATCACTGGAGTGATGCCAACGGCAGCTCTCA